AGTCTGGATTGACCCGACTATTAAGCTTGGACACATGGGAATTACCGAATTTGAAGGTTCCTTTGGGGAAGAGTTTTTATACCCATTGCTCCGCCCTGTAGAGTCTAAAAAGGATGCTGCGTAATGGCTACTAAAAAAACTCCATCATTAGCCGTAGGTCGTGGTGAGAAATTGCCAGTATCTAAAGGTGCAGGGCTTACAGCTAAAGGTCGTGCCAAGTATAATGCTGCTACAGGTAGCAATTTAAAAGCCCCACAACCCCAAGGCGGCGCTCGTAAGAAGTCATTCTGCGCACGTATGTCTGGTATGCCTGGCCCAATGAAAGACGAGAATGGCAAGCCAACTCGTAAAGCAGCTAGCTTAAAACGCTGGAAGTGTGGTTCAAAATGATTCTCGACGACCAAACCCGTTCAGAGCTAGTACAGTTAGTTAAAAGCGCTGTTAGTGAGGCTGTTGAAGCCCACCCATTAAGCCCAGACGAAGTACACTGGGTACGTATGGCGATTGAAGCTGAAGCTAATAAGGCGGCGTTTCGTAAGGCTGTAATAGAGAAAACTTTTGTTGGTTTGATTAGTGCTGGGGCTTTAGCTGGCGGTGCTTGGTTAGTAGATTTTTTTATGAGTCACTGGAAGTAATTTAAAGGATTAAATATGAAACACGATGATATGAAACAAGACAAACCGATGATGAAAAAAGTCGCCGGTGAAGCTGTTAAAAGCCACGAGAAAAAGATGCACGGTATGTGCGGTGGTGGCAAGGTTAAAAAGATGGCTCGTGGCGGTGGTATCGAGACTAAGGGTAAAACCAAAGGCACATTCATTAAGATGAAGGGCTGCTAATCATGGCAACTAAAGCTCAACTAAATGACGACGGTACTGTGTCAGACGATACAACTAAAGAAAATCAAAAAGGCTACGCTAACTACGAAGCCGACAATGCTAAGAAACAGCGTGAAATGGAAACTAAAGACGCTAAGTTCAAAGAAACAGTTAAGTCTGGTGTAGAAAAAGTACGTAGCGTAATGGGGTTCAAATCTGGTGGTAAAGTATCTTCAGCTTCTAAACGTGCTGATGGCTGCGCTATTCGTGGAAAGACACGTGCATGAGAGCCTCTCGTGGTATGGGCGCTATAGCCCCTTCTAAGATGCCTGGTGGGACAAAGAAAGCCCGCAAGGACGATACTGACTTTACTCAGTATGCAGAAGGTGGTAAAGTGGGCCTATACGACAACATCAACGCTAAGAAAAAGCGCATTGCCGCTGGGTCTGGTGAGAAGATGCGTAAGGTTGGTTCTAAAGGCGCACCTACTAAAGCTGACTTTATTAAATCTGCTAAAACAGCGAAGAATAAATAATGACCACAAAAGGTACCGCAACGTTTAACCTAGACCTTAACGAGTTAGTTGAGGAAGCATACGAACGTGCTGGTTTAGAGCTTCGTACTGGGTATGACTTACGTACTGCACGTCGTTCTTTGAATCTGCTTACTATTGAGTGGGCAAACAAGGGTATTAATCTTTGGACTATCGAGCAGGGTGAAATCCCTATGGTTACTGGACAAGCTACTTATGACTTGCCGGTAGATACTATTGACTTGTTAGACCAAGTGATTCGCACCAATGCCGGTAACGCATCTAATCAAACTGACATCAACATCAGCCGTATTTCTGAATCTACATACTCTACTATCCCTAATAAGTTAGCACAGGGTCGCCCTATTCAAGTATGGATTAACCGCCAATCAGGTGCTACAGAGCCGGTTACTGGGGTTGCATACCCACAAATTAATGTATGGCCTACTCCAAATGACCCGGGCGATCAGTATGTATTTGTTTACTGGCGTTTACGTCGTATTCAAGATGCTGGTGGTGGTGTTAATACCCAAGATATTCCTTTCCGTTTCTTAACAGCTATGGTCGCTGGCTTGGCTTTTTATATTGCCATGAAGAAACCTGAAGTAAGCCCAGACCGCATTGCAATGCTAAAAGGTGATTATGACCAGCAGTTTCAGTTAGCTGCTGATGAAGATCGGGAGAAAGCAAGTATTCGTTTTGTACCTCGTATGAACTTTTATTGAGGTGAGTTATGCCCTCTAAATTTGCGTCAGGTAAATATGCGATTGCGGAATGTGATCGTTGTGGTCAGCGTTATAAATTAAAGGAATTAAGGAAGCAAGTACTTAAAACCAAACTGTATAATGTGAAGGTATGCCCATCATGTTGGGATCCAGATCATCCGCAGCTGCAATTAGGTATGTATCCGGTTAATGACCCACAAGCTGTACGGGAGCCAAGACCTGATGTAAGCTACCAAGTATCTGGTAATAGTGGATTACAGCTTAATTTATCTGGTATTGGTCCAGATGGATTTGGTTCTCCAGAAGGCGGTAGTAGAGTATTTCAGTGGGGTTGGAACCCTGTTGGTGGTGCAAGAGATGATGGACTAACCCCAAATAACTTGGAAGCCCAGAGTGCAGTAGGAACAGTAACAATAACAGTAACTTAGGAGTCAATATGACATTCAAAAAAGCAGCCGATGGCATAGCAAAAAAAGGTAAAACTGTAGGTAAAAACTACGGTGATTCAGGTCCAACTTCTGGCGTTCAAAACGGCGGAAAAAAGACTGCTGGTGTAACAGGCAAAGCTATGAAAGCTGTAGGCCGCAATATAGCACGTGCGAATAACCAAAGAGGTCGTTAATCATGGCTAAATTTTCTATGAAAAAAGGCGGAAAAGAAGTAGGTTCTGCTGCTGTGTACGCTGAGCCACATACTATGGATGGTAAAAAACTTGCCTCCGCTAAATCCTCTGTAACTAAGAGTGGTAATGGCGTGGACAGTATTAATATGTCTGTAGCTGGTGTAAGCAAAGGTAACTATACCCCAGAAAAAACCACAGGCATTAAGCAACGTGGATCTGGTGCGGCTACTAAAGGCTTCACATCACGAGGACCGATGGCCTAATGAACTACGCGGAATTAACTTCTGTAATTAAAGGTTACGCTGAGAACGATTTCCCAGAAACCGTGGGGTCGTTCACTTCGGCTGAGCAGATTGCTACTTTTGTACAGTTGGCAGAACAACGCATCTATAACATGGTGCAAATGCCAGCGTTCCGCAAGAACGTTACGGGTACAATGACAACCGGCAATAAGTACCTTCAGATGCCTACAGACTGGTTGGCTACATTTAGCCTTGCAGTAATTAATTCCAACAACGAATACCACTATCTTCTAAACAAAGACGTGAGCTTTATTCGTGAGTCGTTCCCAGATACTGACTCTGCTTTCTATGCAGAACCCCAGTATTACGCTGTTTTTGACAATAGTGCTTTTATCCTTGGACCTACTCCAGATGCTAACTACGCTACAGAACTACATTATTTCTACTATCCAGAGTCTATTGTTACCGCTGGAACAAGCTGGCTTGGAGATAATTTTGATACGGTATTGGTGTATGGAGCGCTCTTAGAAGCAGCTACCTTTATGAAGACGGACGCAGACGTTATTACCAATTACAAAGCTCGTTACGACGAAGCTATGGGTGAACTCAAACAGTTGGGCGATGCTAAAGATCGTCAGGACTCTTATCGCAGTGGACAAGTAAGGTATCCAGTTAAATGATTAGCGTACACGGTTTAGGTGAATCTAATGGAATCCAAGTATTTACTAAGGATCATGGTGGCTTTACTCCAGAAGAGATTGCCGAAAGAGCTTTAGATAAAATCATCCAAGTAGGAGAACAATCACACCCATTGGTGCGTGAACAAGCAAATGCTTTTCGCAATCATATTCGTGGTGTGTTGGTTTTTTATATGAATGAAGTAGTAAAATTTGATCGTGTAACACTAGCTCACAAGCTACGGGAAGCTGGTCATCCTGAATTAATTAAACTTTTAGACGAATAGGAGTCCAAAATGGCTTTTACAGGCAACTTTATGTGCACCAGCTTCAAGGTAGAGCTTATGCAAGGTGTTCACAACTTTACCAATACAACGGGTAATACTTTTAAATTGGCTATGTATGACAACTCAGCGTCATTCACAGCAGCGACAACGGCTTATACAAATACTAACGAAGTTGCAAACTCTGGTAGCTATTCAGCTGGTGGTGGTACTTTGACTAACGTTACTCCAACATCTTCTGGAACTACTGCGTTTACAGACTTTGCTGACTTGTCATTTACTTCTGCGACTATTACAGCTTATGGCGCAATGATTTATAACGACACAGCATCTGGTAATCCAGCTGTATGTATCCTTGATTTTGGTGGTGCTAAGACATCTACCGCTGGTACATTCACGATTGTTTTCCCGACAGCAGACTCAAGCAACGCTATTATCCGTATTGCTTAAGGGTAGTTGAGGTGTGGCTGATGTAATTGTTCCGTTATCCGGCTGGGGAAACCAAGGCTGGGGCATATCTGCTTGGGGAGAGGGAAGTGTTTCTGTATCCGCAACGGGGCAAGTAGGGTCAGTAGCAGTACAGTCGGACGTAATTGTAAGTTTAGCTGGCGTAGATAGTACAGGTATTGTAGGTGCAGTATTAGCTGAGGCTGGTAGTACTGTAGACGTATCCGGTTTAAGCGCAACAGGCTCGGTAAACTCAGTTACTGTAACCGCAAATGCGGTAGTGAATTTGACTGGGGTAGCTTGTAACGTATATGTAAATACGGTAGTTGTAGAGATTGGTAATGATATTGACGTTATTGGCATACAAGCCATAACCAGTATTGGTAGTGTAACAGTCACAGGAACCGGCAGTGTACAGTTAACAGGAGTAGCTGGAACCGTAGCCCTAGGCACAATAAGCGTAGAAGCAGCGGCAAATGCGCCCGTTTCTGGTTTAGGTGCCACAGGGTCTGTAGGTAGCGTTACTGTACAAGAAGGTACTGATGTAGGTGTTACTGGGGTTTTAGCCACAGCAAGTGTAGGTTCCGTTACTACCACTGCCAATTCGGACGTAAATGTAACCGGGGTAGAAGCAACAGGCGTTATTAACCCAGTAAACGTACAAGCTGGTCAGAATATTAGTGTTACAGGATTCCAGGTAACAGCAAGCGTTGGAACAATCGGCGTCAGAATAGATGTAGAAGCAGCGGTAACAGGAGTAAGCGCAACAGGACAGGTCGGCTCGGTCATTATATGGGAGGTTATTAACGATAACCAGAACGCTAATTGGACAGCCATAAATGACTCGCAAACTGATGCGTGGCATGATATTATTGACACACAAAGCCCTAACTGGGTGGAAATAGCAGCATAAAGGATAAATATGGCTTCTACATATAGTGATTTAAAAATCGAACTTATAGGTACCGGAGAACAATCTGGTACTTGGGGCGTAACCACTGATACAAACTTAGGGACAGCCCTAGGAGAAGCCATTACTGGTTCAGCAGATGTAGCGTATTCAAGCGCAGCAGATGTAACAATTACACTTACAGATACAAATGCGGCGCAAACAGCCCGTAATCTACGTTTAAATATTACAGAATCTGGTGCTGGAATAGCATATACAGGTAACTTAATCCTTGGTTCTGGGTGTCAGATTGAGAAGCTTTACCTAGTAAATAACACTACTACTGCTACTAAAACGATTAAAAATACTACAGGTACAGGTATTGCCGTTCCTGCTGGTAAGTCTATGTT